CCTGCAAGTCAATGGCGGCGGTGGCGACCTCTGGAGCGATGTGGTAGACGCTGACATCGTGCCCGACGCGGACGGAACCCGCGACCTTGGTGCTGACGCGACTCGTTTCGCCCAGGCCTACATCGACGAACTGCACAGCACAGGTGGACTCCTCGTCACCGAGTCAGCCGACCACACGAACACCCCTGCCGCTGGCAAGGGCGAGTACTGGGTGCGAAACGACACGCCCTGCGTTCCTGTCTTCACGGACGATGCTGGTGTAGACCATGTACTCAACGCGGCGGGAGGCGGCACTGATGTCAGTGTCCTCAGTGTCGAGAAAAACACCGCTGGCACGATCAACAAGGGTCAGGTGGTCTATGTCGCTGGCTACGACACGGACAAGCCGACTGTCGAGCTTGCGGACGCAGACGCGAGTGCGGCACTGCCGCCCATCGGTGTCGCCAACGCTTCCATCACGGACTCGACTGCGGGGGATGTCGTGATGAGCGGCATCGTTGACGGCATGGACACCTCAGCCTTTACTGCTGGCGACAATGTTTACCTCGACACGACTGCTGGCGCACTAGTTGCAACGCGACCCGACGAGGAGTTCGTCTACCGCATCGGTCAGGTGATCTACAGCCATGCCTCTAACGGCGTACTGCGGGTCAACATCGAGCGCGTTCAAGGGCGTTACTGGATCTACGGCGTAGTCTGGGGCCTGTCCAACTCACAACGACTTGACAACTGGTTCGTTGGTCAAGCCACCGGAACGGTCGAGTCTGTCGAGTTCAGCGCTGCAAAGTATCTGTCAGGATCGGACGCTTCGAACTACTGGACCTTCGATATTCAGAATGCCTCTGAGTCCGACCGATCTATCCTCGCAGCCCCCTACGACATGACGACCGACCCAACCTGGAAGACTTGGGTAGACCTCGGCGCAGTAAACGGCACGGCAGCCAACCTAGAAGTGACAAGGGGCGACCTCATCAACCTAGAAGTTCGCGAAACTGGCAACCCTCCATCACTCGGGACTCACTCGATCTCGATTCGCATTAAAGTCAAACCTGCTAACTAATGGCACTCATCCCTTTCGGAAAAAGTGACCTTCGCAAGGGTGGCCTTGCGGCGGACGGTATCAACACAACCTCTACTAACTACTGGACCCGAGGGAACCCGTACTGGAACTTGATGTACCAGTCCGAGGACAACATCCGTACAGACGGGGCTACCAGCCCGTTCGCCGGAACCCTCAACTCGGACGGCTACCCCCTGGACTACGGCACGGCGACGAACTGGATTGAATGGTATTGCTGGTCTGAAATCCAAGATGAATTCCCGTGGGGCATTGATTGGGTACTGACCTGGGAAGGTGGCGGCAACGGCACGGTCAAACCGAAGATAAATGGAATGACCCCGACCGTCGATGAGGCGCAGCGGCGCGTGTACGCGGTAACGGAGTCCGACTTCACAATCGCCAGACCCCTCCGAATCGATGTGGCTGATATCGACGCATGGGGAACGGCCAACTACGCGGCAGACCCGATTGTCAATGTGCGCTTTGAGCCATTGTCGATGGAGGGGACTTGCGGATACGGCGAAGCGAACTTCATCCGGCAGGATTACATCGACGCTTACTCTGAGTTCGATTACCTCCGCATGATGAACTTCCAGGCGACGAATCAGCAAGCGACGAATAGCTCGTGGGCAGACCGTAAGCCGACCACCTACCGCACCTTCGCGCACGGTGCGTATAACGGCGGTGCTGGTCGTCACGCCCCGGCGGGTGCGCCTCTAACGGTCTGTCTTGAGATCGCAAAACAGGTCGGCATCCGCCCCTGGGTGTGCATCCCCCATGAGTACGACGATGCCTCCATCACCGCGTTCTTTGAATACATCCGAGACAACTGGGACTGGTCTTACGGCCACCCGATGATCGAGTGGACAAACGAGTTCTGGAACACAGGCTTCCAGCAGGGTCAATGGTGTCAGGCCCAAGGGCTGCTGCACGACGCATCCACGCGCTATGTCACGCTCGGCAGCATGGCCGACTCGAACTTCAACGGGGATTACTTCCAGTCGAACAACGGTGAAGTCGCACCGGGCGGGTTTGATACGACCAACGCTGCCTTCCATGTGTTCAAGCGCGAGAGCGGGGGCACGACCTATGTGCTGTACCACAACCAGACCTCTGGAAACTGGGAGGTCGCAACCTCCACGAGTGACCCGGACACCTGGACTAACTCGCAGTCGGTGACGCTCGGCTTGCCGGAGACGGTCACGGCGGTAGATGACACCTGGGAAGACAGCACGATTGGGCCGGACGAGGGTGATGCCAATGTCACCTATACCAGCCGCTTCTTCCGTGACCCATACCCGCTCTGGTATTACGGCGCGTTCCGTTCGACCCAAGCCATGAAGATCGGAAAAGCAATCATGGATGCTGCTGGCCTCGACTGGTCGGCGGTGGTCGAAGTCCAAACCGGGGGTAATGCAGCGCAGAACGATATCCTCAACTGCAATGTCTCGGAGCCGTTCGACAGCACCAGCACGGAGCGTGTTAAGGATCACCACACCTCAATCGGTGTGACCTTCTATGTTGGCGTTCAGCCTACTGCAGAGCCGCTCTGGTCGAGCAACGGCGCGAAGGATGATTCCAACCCCGTTCCTGGCACAACTCAGAACGCGATCAACTGGGATCCCGACATCTCAAAGCTGTACGACTACCTGTACTACTACATCGACACCTACCACACCAACGCGGCGGAGAACGATTCGTGGACAGCGTGCTACAACCGCATTCACGCGGCGTGGCCGGACAGCGAGATCATCGGCTACGAGGGGAACCACCACTTCGTCCGCCACTTCGGCGGCGGCGAAACGGCAGACGGCCTAGCGTGGTTCCGCACCATGATTCAGGAGTACACCGCCCCTGAGTGGCAAGAGTGGTATCGCCGGATGTTCTGGCGATGGACTCAGATCTTCTCTCAAGGTGGTCGAACGCCGTCCAAGTGTCACTTCGTCTTGGTGAACCCCGACGATGAGGACGGGCATTGGGCACTCTACTTCACGCTGGCCGATGCAAAGGCGCAAGTTGCTGACGGAACCTACAAGATGGCCGAGATCATGCGACTCGACACCGGGCACTCAACCAAGCTGACGGTCTAATGAGCACTAAGACCCACCAGCGTCGTGGCATTTAACCGCCACGACCTCGACCGCTCCCAGGAGCTACAGGATCGCATCCTCCAACTCTGGGAGTGCCCCGTCGAGTTCGGCTCAATGTGGCACAGGGGTGTCCTCCAGACGGACGGCACACGCAGGAAGCAGTATTCCCAGTTGCATCGGGATATTGCGGCCCACGCCCTCAGCAGCAACCGCACCAGCACCGTCGTAAGCCGAAACCACGGCAAGACCACCATCTTCATGGACATCGCGCTGTGGTCCAAATGGCGGCACATGGACAAGCGCATCATGTACATGAGCGCCTCGACCCAGCTTGCTTGCGAAATCCTTGGCGAACTAAAGGCCATCACCGAGGGCGAGATCGAGCTTCTCCCAGGGCTGATGGTCCCGTTCCGCGAGTGCTTCCCCGAGCTTACGCCCGTCAAGGCAGCCGCCGGGTCTCCTCCCGCGTCGTTCAACCTCGCAGGGCGGACGGGCACTGGGCGCGAACCTTGCTTCTTCCCCTCGTCCATCGGCAGTAACAAGGCGGGCAAGCACCCCACGGACATCTTCGTGGATGACCCCAGCAACGAGAAGAACAGCACCACCCCCGTCCAAAGGGAGAAGGTCATCCATGCCATCAAACAACTAGAGCCGATCCTCCGCGACCCCCAAGATGGCGCGATCCGGCACATCGGAACCCCCTGGGCCTTTGAGGATGTTGTAGCGTGGCTCGGGCGCAACCCGGAGTACAGCCAACTGCGCTTCGGTTGCTGGGACGGCGTAAACCAGGGCCACGGCCTTCTTGACGGCAAAGGACCAGGGCCGGAAGGGGCGTACCCCCTCTGCCCCAGCTACATGACTGCCCCCGAACTCCTTGAGGCGGAATCCCTCATCGATGACTACGAGTTCTGGGCGCAGCAGTACCTCTGCAAGCCCGTGGCCGCCGCAAATGCGTTGTTCACTGACGCAATGTTTCAGGTCGCGGAGCAAAAGGTCAGCAGCATCGACCAACTCCCCGAGGGCAAGCGCGTACTCCTCTGGGACCCCACCAGCCGCGCCGACGCGAAATCGGGCGACTGGAACGGCATCGTGGTTGTCCATGTCAGCACTGCGGGACACATCCTCAACGCTTGCGCCAGCAACCCCGCGCTCAAAATCCCAGGGCTGGCAGATGTCCCTCGGGACACCAACTACTTCTTCCCCATCGAGGCCCACGAAATCAAGGGGCCACCCGGCGAGTGCATGGATCTTGTCGAGGACATCCACCAGCGCCTTCGCCTCAATGCCATCTGGGTCGAGGACACGGGCAGCGCGGGGGCACTCATCCCGTGGTTCCACCAGAAACACTGGACGCGGGAAGACAAAGTAGCGATTGTCCCGGCCAAGATTGGCACAAAATCCAACAAGGCGCAACGACTCCAGGGAATCCAACTGGGTTTCAAGGAGGGGCGTATTAGAGTGCTGCGAGATTTTCCTGGCCGGGACATTCTTCTCAAAAGATTGGCCGAGTTCCCCAAGAGCGAATCCGATGACATCCCAGACGCTCTTGCGCTGCTGACCAACCACATCATGCGGCGCGGCGCGATTCCTGGGATTTCTCTGGAAAAAAGTGACGCGCCGTACTACAATCCGGCTGCCGATCCATCGTCCGTCGCGTACCGGCAGCCCCGCACTAACTCGTCTTCGTGGTAAAACTCTCCCCAGAGCAGTCTAGCGCCCTTTCTCAGCTAGTGGTTGAGGCGCAGACCTCGTTTGAAGGCGTTACCACAGGTACTGCGCGTCTCATTAACGATCTTTACACGGGTCGAGATCCCTCCTCTGGCGCACAACTTCCCCTTGAAGGTGCGCCGTTTATGCCAACTGTAGACCCTGAGCGGGTCTCCTCCAACTGGAACTACCCGCAGATCGGGGCCAACCTCTTCCAGTCCCGCGCTCGGCAGTTGGTCACAGAGCTTGTCCCGGCAGTTCCCTCGTTTCATTGTGAGCCTCTGGTAGCTGAAGCCGCGCACCTTGTCGAGCAGCAAAACAAGCTGATGGCATGGTCTACGCGGAACGGCAACCTGAAGCAAGCGTCGCGTGATGCGGCTCTCTATGGTCTTCTAGGCTCCCACCTCGGTATGAAGGTGGTCGTAGACAAGAACCATCCCCACCTAGAGAGTCGCATCAAGTGGCTGGCGATCCCCTCGTCGCACTGTGGTTACGAGCCGCAGCACAAGCGCTTCAAGTACCACACCTACCAGTGCCAGTGGAAGGACATCCCCAAGGAGATGTACCCGGAGAGCTACCGGGGCAACCTAAAGCCTTGGGACATCGTGACTAAGACCGAAGTATTCCACGAAGGTTTTGAGTACGAGGGCAAGGGCTGCCCCATGTCGGTGTTCATCAACATGGGCGAGGGTCGCAAAGATCCGCAAGCCTACTCGGTTGGTAACGCCCCAGAGCTAGAGAAGAAGCCTCTGGGCGAGTATTGCGGCACGGTGGATCTCCCCGCCTGTCCGCTGTACATCGACAGCTTCCTCGACCCCGCTCCAGGCGAATATATTGCACCCCCCGAGTGCGCGTCGTGGATTCCCGTCATCCGCTCGATTCATGCCGACATCCGGCAGATCGAGAAGGAAGTTGGCCGGATCAACAACATCGTCCTCTACGACAAGGAGGCGTTCGACCCGGATCACATTGCGACCGTTGCCACGAACCCCTCGGGCAACGAACTCTACCTCGCTGTAGACACCTCCCAGGCCACCAACTCGTTTGAACGGGACAACGGTGTCTCACACAAAATGCGCCCCGTCGAGCGCACCAGTGCCCTTGGTGAGCTTGTGACGGCCCTCCAGACGCACATGATGCTGCTGGACGAGGTGGTTGGCGCATCGCGCATGAATCTTGGCTTGCAGCAAGGCCCGCGCAAGTCGGCGGCGGAAGCATCCATCCTGGCGCAAGCCGGGTCACGCCGTTCGCGGGACCGCTTGTCGGTGATGGCTGACCTCTTTAGCGCGGCTGCCTGTGCGTCGTTTGCCTTCCAGCGCGATGCCTACGGTAAGTCGGTCAAGTTCCCGACGCGCAGCGAACTCATCGAGGTCATCGAAGTGCCTGATGCAAAGGTCGCCCGGATGGCGTTCCGCGTCGAGGCCGTCGAGCTTGGCAACCTCTCCAAGCAGGGGCAACTGGAAACCCACAGTGCCTCCCTCACTCTGCTCGCTAACTTGCGCCAACAAGCGCCGGACTTGATTACCCCGGAGATCATTGTTTCGGAGGCGCGGAAAGCGCTGATGGCTTACGGCAATGTCGAGGCTGCGGATCGTCTGAAGTTGCCGCCGGATCGTGGCGGCCCGCTGGAGCGCATTCGCAACTTCATCTACGGCATCACCATCGAAATCCCGGTCTACCCTGAAGATGATCACGAAACTTACATCAGTGCTTATCAGCGTGAAATCGCTATTGCCGCTACTAACGCGGTCGCTAGTGTCCCTGTGCAAGAAATCCAAGCCGCTCTTCAAAAGCATCAAGAGTTTGCTTCGCAGCGTCCCGCAATGGGTCAAGCGATTCCGCAATCGCCACTAAGCGGCTTCAACGCCAACGGTCAGCCGTCTAACGACATTCTTGCCGCTCTCCAGGGAGGGCAGACTCCTTTCTCTGATCCCTCTACTTTGACTCAGTTTTAACCTTTTACTGTCCTCGATGCCTAATAGCGAAGTCATTTACCGAACTAATGTCCTTGGCTGCACTAAGTGTGGCTCAGGAATAGGTGGCGGCAAAAGCACCGACTGGTGCTGCTATGACTGTGGCGAACCCATGCCGGAGCGCCGAAACTACACGAAGACAGGTACTGGGGACTGGGAGTCGTTTGAGATGTTCCAGTTGCACCCCAATGACCCCTTGCGTAAGGAGGTCAACTCGATGTCCGATTACAAGGCTGCTTGCCGTGCGCGACACCTTGACCCGGACACGCACCGTCCCACCGCTAGTAACCCTAAGTTCTACCAAGGGAATAACGGTAGCTGGGACTAACAATCACCCAGGGAGCCATCCCGGTAAGCCCTGGTTTTAAAGTGGAGCCGAAAGGTAAGCCATGACCGAAGAAAACAACACCCCCGCCGAGGCAGCGCCTGTTGCCGAAGCAGCCCCCCAGAACCAAGCCCCTGTCGAGGAGCCGCAAGCGGTAAGCCTCAAGGATGCAGTCGAGGAGGGTATTAAGGCAGCCCCTAAGAAGGCCGCCGAACTCACCCAAACGCTTTCAGAGCAACTCACGCCAGAGCAACTCAAGCAAGTCGAAGCACTTGCAGAATCTAAAGCATCCCGCGCTGTGAACGAAGCGCTTGCTGCCGAACGCGAACGCGCCAAATCCACCCCAGTGCTTTCTCAAGACGATGTGAAAGCTCAGGTAGACGAGGCTATTCGCTTGGAGCGTCAAGTCGCTGAGGCCCAGCGGCAACTGGATCTCACCCTCGGAAGCCTTGGAGCGCCTGTTGGCTCCGAGAACTACAAGAAGGTGGAAGCCATCATTGCCGAAGGGCTACAGTCTGGGGCGATCTCTCACCAAGCACTCTTCAACGAGAACATGATTAAAGGTTTCGTTGCGGCGGCTGGTGTGGGAGAGGCTAAGGAGGAAGTTACTTTTCCTGGACTTGGTGTACACGGTCGAGCCGAGAAGGTTAATACCGAAGGTGTGACCCCATACAATGTCCGAGAGAAGATGGAGCAAGCGATGGCCGAGGCGATGCGAAAGCGCTAACAACTCCCTGTAATCCTTAAGGAGGATTAAGACAAATGGCTTTTCCTGTTTCTGACACCCGCGAACTGGACACTCTGGTCACCTCGGCCATTGATACCATCAGCGGTAACCCTGCCAACCTCGTCAACGAGGGCGGCGAAAAACTCCTGGGCAAGCTGGCAAAGCGTGGCCGCATTTTCCGCGTGAACGACGCAGAGCGCGTTGAACACCCGGTCATGTACAGCACGGATGCCTCCGCTTGGGAAGCTAACCTTGGCGACCAGTACAGTGGTACTCCGACTTCGGGTACTACTCTTACTGCCACCCAGAACGAGGTTCTGACCAAGGCGCTGTTCGACATCGTGACCAAGACGAAGAACTTCAATGTTCCTCAGTCGATCATCGGTCGCGATAGCCAACTCGCCATGAGTGACATTGCCTACCTTGCACAGCGCATGGCAATGGAAACTTACGCGGAAGAGGAAGCTCTGCTGCTGCTGGGTCAAACCGACCTGACTGCTGGTGGCGACCTGAACCCGCTGGCTCCGTATCGCGGTGACAACGACTTCTTCAACCGTGGTGGCACTTCTACTTACGCAGACTTCGGCTCGATGTCGATGCTTGGTCTGTTCGATAGTGGCCGGGATACTGGCAGTCGTGGCCAAACTTTCGCTGGCATTGCGCCCAACGATGATACTGATTGGGAAGCCCAGTTGTTTACCGCTTCGAACGCCGCACCCTCCACCTCAGCCGAACTCGATCAGTTCCTTGCGGATGTTCAAGAAGCGATTATTCGCACGGACTTTGGTGGTATGGAGCGTCCGACTGACATCCTCTCGACCATCGACTGGTACAGCAAGTTCCTTGAGGCTCTCCGCTCCAAGGGTACGATCAACGACACCCTGATCCGTGACATGGGCGTTGGCCCGAACACTGAGATTCCGTTTGGCTCGGTGCTGGTTGACTACAGCCGTCACCTTGATGCGGATAACCAGTGGGATCTGACCGTTGGTAGCCCTGCTGCGGTTCACCCTGTCATGGGCCTGAACCTGAACTCCCTGCGTTGGAACCTTGTGGGTCAAACTACGGGCGTTGGTGCAGATGCGGGCTGGATTCAGCAGAAGTCGGAGATGGCTCCGCATCCGACGCTGACCAACTTCTTCAAGCGCCTGGAATACCGTAGCTGCTACTCGCTCGATAACGGTCGCCGCTCCCACTTCCTGATTAAGGGCTGGACTCTCTAAGCATGGTACTTGTCTCTACGATTCGTGACAATCTCTACAAGCGTCTGGGGATCACTTCTCCTTCGCAGCGCGAGACGGAGCGCGTCGAAGAGGCACTGTACGCGGGCATCGCCAGGGCTGTCGCTGACGGCATCCCTGGCCTTGCCCACTCTCTTATCACTGCCGAAACCTACGGTCAAAGCAGTGATGCGGTAGCGGCTGCGGGCCATAGTGCCAACACCGCCACCATCACCCTGGACGCAATCCCCACAGGGACTCGCTCCGGGGATCTCCTGAAGATCGGTAGCGACATCTACACGGTGTTCTCCATCAGCGGCAGTGCCATTGATGTTGGAGCGCCCATCAAGGATCAGATTGCAGATGCTACTACCGTCACGGTCATCCACCGCACGGTCGAGCTTCCCAACACCGGCCCAGTGCTTCGGGTCTTTGACCTGACCAACGATCACGCCCTTGCCCATGAGCCTAGCGGGTTTGCTCGTTATGGTTTCAACCAGGGCACTCCGAAGGGTTACGAGATCACCTACGACCGTGACAACTCGGAGCTAGTCGTTGGGTTGTGGCCCGCGCCCGACAGTGCCACCCGGTTGGCTGTGGTGCAGTCGTTCGCCTGGGACAGCCTGACTACTGAAACCGATCTTCCGTTCCCCGCCAGTGCCCTGGAAGCCATCATGGAGCGAGCAATCGCTTGTTGGCGTTCTTGGCAAGTTGGCGGAGTTAGTCCTGCCGAACTTGAGGCAAGCCGCCAGAGCGTCAAGGATGCTGAGACTGGCCTCAACCACGGCAGTACCCAACCGATTGTCCGTGATTCGCTGAGGGGCCGTGGCCGGAGACACTAACTGCTGTTGCGATCTTACCCCGCATCCAGAGGACAAGCTCACCTGGACGGGAACAAGGGCTGCGGGTAAGCGTTACCAACTTATTCGTGACTCTTGTCATGTTGATTTCATAGAAGTCATGATCCACACTTCGACGGAAGTGGAGAGTGCTACTGTTCGGTTCTTTACTAGCGCTGAACCTGATGCTGGTACTCCAGACGGAGACGCTGACGAGAATGTTTGGCAGTTAACAGTCGGAATGGCTGTTGGCAGCACGGCGTACACCCCGGAGTGCTTTGCTGGAATGTACTTCCGCAACGGTGTATTTGCTGAGATCGTATCCCCGGACAATAATGTCGAAGTAATCATCAACATCGTTTACTACGACAGGGCAAAATACACCCCAGCATTTCCTGAGCGGCCTTACGAGCGTCGAGTTCGTCTGTGGAACTGCTACAACGACACGCCGTATGGTGACAACTTTGATGGCGGGTATCAGGGCGACGAATACTCTGATACTTCTACTGGTAACACGACTCCTGGCGAGATGCCGTCCACGCCGATTGGTGACATTTAATGCCTAACCCACGCCTCCGCATCGACCAACTCCCGATGCACCGCAGGGCATCGGCTCACGGGGCAGGGGAGGGTGTTGCCTACGAACGCCGAGAGGTTGACCCCGATGCAGAGGAACTTTCTCGCCGCACGGGATCGACTCGCCAAGCACGGTTTAGCACTGCGCTTGGCTTTGTCGCAGAGCAAGAGGGTGCGCGTGTAGTTATCGACAACGAGTTCGACCTGACGGGCAACTGGTCGATTGCCTTCAGTGCTAATGTCGGAGATATCCTCGACACGACCGCCAGCGAATACTGGACGCTTGTGTTTGCCGGTGCAACTTCTTCGGCTGACGCGGATAACTCCATCCATATCTACCTGGATCGTAGCGGTTCGGACTACCAGATCAACCTAGTTGTTACGGATAACAGCAGCGGTACCTACGCGGCGACCACCCCGTCTCAACTGACCGTCACTCCTGGAGATGATGTAGACTTTCTGATTACTCGGTCGGGCAACACGATTACCCTGAATGTTGACACCTCCAGTGCTACGGTCGATGTGTCCGCTGCAACCCTGACGGGTATGGATGAGTGTCAGGTAGAACTGCTGGGTAGCCACAAGGCAACCAACAAGGGCAAGGGCACTGCGCCCGTCCTCGACAACTTCCACATCTTCGGATCGGTTGTCACTACTGCTGTCTACGGCGACCGAAGCCCTGGGTCGAGCTTTAGCATTCTCCCCTCTGACATTGGCGGCACGGCGTTCAGCCCCGCCAGCGCCAGTTACAATGTCTATCTCCACCCGTCGCCCCCGCAGCTACTCGGCAGCGCGGTAAACTTTAGCGGTTTTGGCGGCGCAGTTCGCGTACCGTTCCGCTCGATCTTTGAGCGTTACTTCCAGACGCAAACCGAGGAGGTTGGCTCAAAGACTTTTGCGTTCCGTGTAGCTGGAACGGTCGAGTTCCTCGGTCTCACCAGTACGATCATCGACTTTGGATCTGATACCCCGCTGGCCTACCTTCGGCTGGATGCTGGTGTTGCCAAGTTCAAGTACGGTAATGTGGAAGTCAACAGCGCCCAGACTCTCACCAAGGGCAGTAGCTACGAGATTTTCTGCGGGGTTGACGGCACGAATGTATTCATCTCGGTGGGCGGCGAGGCTGTTGTCACCAGTGC